ATGTTACAACACCAGTAGAACTAATTGCAGCGTCTTGCCAAGCTGAACCAGAGTAAACACGAAGAACATCATTAGTAGTATTAAAATATAGCATACCAGCAGCTAAAGCATCACCATCATTATCAGTTGATGGATCAGACGATTTAGAACCTAAATAAATATCATCAAAAGCATCAGCAGAGTTAGCAGCGGATGTGGCTGAACTTGCGGCAGCTGTTGCCGATGAAGCGGCGGCAGTCGCAGAACTTGAAGCATTAGATGCTTGAGTAGAAGATGTTGAAGCTGAAGATGCAGAAGCAGTTGCAGAACTAGCAGCGGCTGTAGCTGATGAAGCAGCATTAGTAGCTGATGTTGTTGCACTTGCAGCGTCAACTAATAAGGACCACTTGGCACTATCGGTGTTAGTAGTTAATGGTTGAGATCCACTTGATGTGTGCGCTGTTAAAGCTATAAAAATATTATTGGTAGAGGTATCTTTAACTATATCTCTTGGAACATAAGAGGTAGAAGCTGCCCAGTTTCCTTTAACACTACCTAATTCTTGAGTTACAGATAATTCTCCAGAACTATCAAAGGCTAAAATTTTATTTGCTCTGTTTGCTGCTGTAACAATAAACTCAGTAGAGGTCATTGTGTTTGCTCTTGAAATTTTTATAGATCTATCAATCTCTTCTTGTAATTCTTGAATTATAGATAAGTTTTTATCAAAAGCATTTTCTAAAGAATTAGCTGGTAAGTTGTCATTTTCAATTAAATCTAAAGCTTGAGTTTTAGTTGTTGATCTTCGTAGTATTACAGTTTCGGTACTAGCTGGAGCTGTTACAAAAACTACAGATCCACCAGCAGCCTCTCCTACTCCAGTTACAGAATAATTAGTAGATCCAGTTCCAATAGATCTTACACTTTCTGCACCAGTAGCATTAGTTTTAACAATTACTTCAATAAAATCTTGATCTGCTATTTTAAAAGCATAAGTAAAAGAAGTTGTAGATCCATCTCCGCTGTAGCTGTTTTTAATAATTGTAGTTGATATAGTCATAGTTATTGTATTCCTAGATTTGTTTTAGTTTCTTCTGTTAATGGATTTCCTTGATTGTATGTTTTAAATTTATTTATCATTAAATCTTCTCCTCTAGCTTTTATGCTATCTGCATAATCACTTTTTGGAAAAATTGTTTTTGATCCGTTTGGTAAAGTATATGGAGTTTCGCCATCGGATTTAAGCATTGCCATTGATATAGATCCAGCTTTACTTAAATAATTTTGAATAACTCCTTGTTGTATTAATCTATCTTGGTTTAAAAATTGTTCATTATCTACTAAATCATTTTCAATCATTTGTGTAAAAATTTGACCAGCGTTATATTGATAAAAAGATAATTCTTTATCAGTCATATTAAAACTAACATTCATTCCAGGTAATGTTCCTGGAGAATAACTAATAGTTTGTTTTGGTTTTTTTAATTTCATTGGCATAAAACTTTTAACTAATTTTTCTGCTGGTCCATGTTCAAATTTTGACCACATACCAAAAGGATCAATTTCTTTACCAAAAATATTATATTCAGTTGGTAAATCTTTATTAGCAAATTGACCAGTTAAAAAAGTATTCCATTCATTAGCAAGTTTTCTATTATCATCAGATAATTTAAAATCTCCAAAACTATCTGGAAGATCTCTAGTTAATTTTCCACCTTGTTTTATAAATGATGGAACAAAAGCTTTACCTAAATTTTGCGACCATTGTTTAGCAAATCTACCTGGTTTCATATCTCCAGCTAACATTTTAGAAAAATTCTGTAGATCATAAACAGCATCTCCAGCTCCTTTTAAAGCTGTTTGATTAACAAGGTTTTCACCAAAGCTTAAAGCAAAAGCCATAGTTGATGCCAACATTTGTGATTGACTTGTATTAATTTCATTACTTGGATCATCGTTAAATACATCATCCATCATTCCAGATTTATGAAGCATTAACTCTGTATATGTTGCAAGATTACCAGCTTGAGCTATCATTGTACTTACTGGATCTAATCCAGTTGTATTTATAGCAAAAAACTTGCCTTCATCATATTGAACACGCAATTGATTTGGTTGAAAGTTAAATCCTTTTTGTGCAGTATATTTTCCACCAGTAAATTTTCCTGGTATATCTATATCTGATCCGCCTATTTCAAATAATTCTTTAGAGTTTCCGTAATATCCAGCACTTGCAGTAGCCAGATAAAACATTGTGCCAAGTTGTAATTTCATTCTAGCAATTTGAGCTTTAGCTCCACCAGCAGCAATGTCATTTTTATATGCTGTTAAATAATGTAATCCTGGAGTTCTTTCAGAAACAAAACCAGCAATATTTATCGGTGTTTGAGTAAATGGAATATAATAATTAGATAACCAACTAAAATAACCACCTTGTCCTTTTAAACCTTGAACTCTTTGACCTACCCAGCCTAAAGCATCAGCTCTATTTCTCATTTTAGTTTGAAAAACAGATTTTAAAGTTGTTTCTTTGGCTGCCTCAACAGTAGCTTTAGTAGGATTTAAAACTCTATCTGCAATAAACATTCCAGCGTTTTCTTGAGTTAAAGTTTTCTTTTCAATATTTTCCATAGCTTCTCTAAAAGCCATAGCGTAAAGTTCAGATCTGTATTCTCTGTTTTTAAAAAAACCATCAGCTGCTACCAACATCTTTGTCGGTATTCGATCTAATGTTAAAACTCTTCCTAACATATTAAAAGCATCAGCACCTTTGCCTTCTGCCATATTAAATTTGTCAGCTGTAAATTGACCAGTTCTCATCTCAACTTTAGAGCCACCAATATTTGCTGGAACTAGCTCATCCATTTTACTAATAATATCTGTTATCTTTTTACCTTTTGTTGCAACAGATAAAGCTTGTAAAAATTCTTGAGCAGCCATTGATTGTCCATAAGCTTTTGCAATATCTTCGTAAGGTGCAACACCTCCTTTTTCAACACTTTGACCAAGCATTTTTTGTAATTTTGGAGATCTTGATAAATTTGCAACTGCTTTATGTTCCATTCTCATTATTGCTTGAGAAACCCAGTTACCACCAGTATTTCTAATGTGTGTCATTGGATTAGACAAAATAGCATTAATAAAAATTTCAGCTATTGCATTAGAAGATTGTTTTAAATTATATAAAGCACCAGCACCTTGAGTAAATTCCATTTGTGCTTTTTTAGTACCAAGTTTTAAATATGCAGTAGCGATACCAGTAATCTCATCTGCACCACCTAACTCTATTAATAATTCATTTTTGTTTAAATCATCTAAAGCAACATTTGAATAATTTTTAGTTCTAGTTGGTATTCTAAATTGTTGTAATGCTCTTGCAGTTTCTGTTTGAACACCTTTAAGAACTTTTTGAAATTCAGACATCAAAGCGAAATGTTGTCTAAAGGCTACCTTTTGTAAATCAGTTGCTTTACCAGAACTAATTAATTGAGCCATACCATCTAGTTTAACCATACCAGCAGCCATTAATTCTCTAGCTGCAAATAAATATTCTGCATTTAATGTTTGGCCAGGTCTTAAACTTAAAATAGTTTTAGTTAATTGAGCATTATCTTTTTGTAAGATTGATGCTAATCTTTTAGTTGCACCTTGAGTTTGAACACCTCTTTTTTGTGCAGTAATTTCTGATGAATATTTTTTAGAAATAATGTCTATAAATTTTGCTATATCTTCTTTAGATTTAATTTTATCAATATTAAAATCATCTAATATTTTTGGTGTAATTTTTGTAGCGTTATAAGCAAATAAAGCATCATCGCTTACTTCTTCAGCTACATCTGGAATTTTCTTTTTTAATCCAGCTTTTGATATTTTAAGTACAGTATCTTTATTATCAATACCATCATCTGTAACATAAACTTTTTTCTCTGGTCCAATTCTTACTTTATATTTTTTTTGTCCTACTCCTTCTAATAAATCTTCTGCTTTCGTTGGTGTTTTTCCAGATTTTATAATCTTTCCAGCTTGTTCAACAGCAGCTACTACAAAGTCTTTCGTTATTTTTGGATTTGCCATATTTTTTTTTAAAAAAGTTGAGAATATTCTAAGATACTCTTTATTTATTATTATTCTGTTAGATTTGAAATAGTATTGTTTCCTATACTATCAGCGACAGCTCCAGTAGATGCAGCACCTCCAACAGTAACCGTAGATTGTGGTTTCATTAATGCTGGAATATTGTTCTTAGCATATTTTAAAGCTTTAATTATAGGACTTGTTGCAAAACCTAATCCAGTACCTTCTAGCATTCTAAAAGTTTTGTTATAGATTTCTTCTTCTGAACTATCTGGTAATACACCAACCATATTTTTAAAACCTTGTACTTGTTCAGAGTTTAGAAAAATACTAGCATCATCATCAAAAGCTATTGCGCTACCCATACCGTAAGCTACTGGCAAAGCCATATAGTTTGGTATTCCAAGTTTTTGAAATTTTTTATAAATTGGCAATGAGTATGGTGCATCTTGAGTGATCATTGAAACAAATTCAGCAGCTTTACTGCTTGTTGGTGATCCTTCTCCAATTTTAGCAACTTGTTCTTTTTCGGAGTTTAAGTAATTAGAAAAATCTTGAATATTTTTATTTAATAATGTTTTAAAATTTTTACCATCGCCATTGTTAAATGCAGCGTTCATAGCTGGATCAACATTAGTCATTGCATTAAAAACTACACCAGCAGCATTAGCAGCAACATCCGTTCCATTTAAGAAAGCAGTCATTAAAGCTTTACCAGTTTCTTCTGGCATATCGGCTACAAAGTTTAATAAACCTTTAGTATAATTATAACCATCAATTTCTTTTTCTTTATCGTCTTTATAATTAAGATCTACTTTACCAGCATGATCGTCTTTTTCATGACCAGTTAATTCATTAGTATCTATATTATTTTTATTTAAGACTTTAAATGCTGTACTGTCTTTAACACCTTTTTTATTAACAGCATCCAGGTAAGTTTGAAAAATATTATCTTGTTCCATAATTAATTCTTTGGTTTATTTGGATCAATTGGTGTAAATCCACTTCCAGTATTTTCTGATGAAAATGCGTCTTGTGCTGTTCCAAATTTTTCTTGTCTCATTAAAAAAGTATCTTCCATTGTATCAATGCTATCTATATCTCTTGCAAATTGTTCTATAGATATAGTTCCTTCCGCACTTTTATAAATGTTAGCAATCTCTGTTCTTCTATCTTCAAAATATTTTGCTGGATTTTTAAAATCTTCTTCAGACGGATTTGGAAGAGAAATAGTTTGTATTGGAGAAACCTCGTAAATATTTGGTAATTGTGATTTATCCAAATAAGCAGTAGCTGTTTGAGTGTAGGCATCTTTTGGATCTACACCTTTTAAAACCAATTGATCAAACATATCAATAGCATTTATGTATTTATATTCATCATCGGTATCTACTTTTTTGGCAGACCAAAAAGCATTTCCTATAACAGATTTTCCTAAACTAGCTTCTAATTTCTTTTTTAAATTAGTGTAGTTTGTCCAGCCTGGCTGATCTTGATCGTATTTTTCAAATATGTTTATAAATTTTTCAGCGTCTTTAACATTTAATCTTGAAAGAACTTCTGGATTTAAAATTATAGTTTCTCTTAATGTATCTATTTCATCAACAGCTGATGCTGAAGCTATAGCACCATTTACAAAATCTAATATATTATAATCCGAGACCTCAACTTCTCCATTATACATTTTGTATAAAGAGTTTCGTTGTGCAGAGTTAATTTGACCTAATTTATATATATCATTAATATTATCTAAAGATGGTGGATCGTCATCATCTTTAAATTTTCTAACCATATAAATATAGTTGGAAATTTTTTGCTTTGTATCTGCTCTTTCAACTCTTTCAGCTTCTAAATTTTCTAAATTCATTTTTGAAATTAAAGCATTTTCAGCATTCTTAATGGCAATGTCAGCTTCAACTGGTGTTAAACCTTCTTCTTTTTCAAACTGTTCTTTTCCAATTTGCAATATACTTATTGGATCATTTTCCGTTCTAAAAGCTAATTGAAATTTTTTAGTTCTTAATTCACTTTCACTTTTTAATTTTGCTAAAGCTTTAGCACTATATCTTTTAGTAAATTCTGGATTAGAAAATAAAATACTTTTTTTATCTTTTGCTTGTTTTCTTTTAATTGGATCGTTAGATGCTTCTTCCATATCCAAATTCATTATATCTTGACTATCGCCTTCAATAGTTTCGTTTAAATGATTTGAAATAATTTTAGTATATAAATTTTTAAATTCGTTAGATCCTTCTTGATATAAATAATTAGTAAGTAAAGTTTGAACTTCTGGATTATATTGTTTTAATAATTCTCTATATTCTTTTGGATCTATTTCTTTTAAAAAATTATCAGCATCTTCAATGTTCGTACTACTATCGTAAGCAGTTTTTTTAGCAATAATATCTCTATCAAGTTCTAATTTAACTTTTCTAAAAGTGTTTTTATCTTCTTGTTTTTTTGTTTTTTTCTTAGTGTCCTCAACAAGTTTACCAGCAAAAGATAAAGAATTTCCTATTTGTAAAGCTAGACTTTGATCTAATCTAGCAGCTTCAAGATTAGGAGTTGTTGGTGCTTGTATTCTTGATGTAGATCTATTAATTTTAATTACTGCCATATTTAACCTGTTAAAATACTTTCACCACCAGAGCTTTGATAATTACTAAACATTGTTCCAGCAGCTTTAGCATAAGCAGCTCTTTCAGTAACTTTACCTTTATAAGCTTCAGCTTGACCTTGAGCTTGAATAATAAGTGAATTGTTTAATTGTTGTTCGTAATCAAGTGTAGAATTATAAGTTGCAATTGACACTTCAAAAGCATCTTCAATATTTTGTTCTAATTGAATTAAATATGCAGTTTCGCCTATTTTATCCACATCAATTCCACTTTTAATTAGATTAACAAACTGATTAGATTTATTTCTTTCTTGATCTTTTAAAATTCTTGGTAAGTCAACTTCTTCAAAAGTTTTCTTTTTAATCTCAGCATTTCTAGTATTAATTTCAGATTTTTTAGCGTAAAGACGTTCATTATAATCTCCTAATTGTCTTGCGCCATAACCGCCTAAAATATCTCCAACAAAACTCATATTAATATATTTTCCCCAGTTGATAATAATCTGATCCATCTGGACCATATTTTTTTTTTAATCCTTCAATTTCTAAACCGCACCATTCAGCTAATCTTAATCCTAATTTAAAATCTGCTTTAACGGATGTTTGTAATCTTCGGATTTTATTTTTTTTACAAAGTTTTTCTTGTAACTCTAATATTGTTCTTGCTGCTAAGAATTTCATTTCAAAAACATTTTGTGATGCCATAACCCAACATTCAGCAACACCATCCCAAAGCACGACAATTCCACAAGCAAAAGCTGGTTTACCATTAACAAACATGGTATAAGCATTGCCAGGTTGTGAATAATCACAAATTCTGTTTTCTTTAAAACTTGCATCAATTTCCATAAGCTTATCATTTAAGCCTATAGCAACAATTTCGTCTGCGTGTTCTGATTTAAAAGGTTTTAATTCACTAGCCATCATTTGTTACAATAGTTGGATATAAGGCAAGAACTGTTAATGGTAATGGTTGATCTTGTTTAACAACAATAAATCCGTCTGTATTGTAATCGTCAGAAAATTCTACTTCTTTGTCTCCAGCTAAAAATGTAGATACTGGTAAGTTCATTGCTCCAGAGGTAGTTCTAAATGGTACGGTTTCTAGGTTATCCAATGAAGGACCAACTTTAGCACCTACTGTTTCAAATAATCTTAAAACTACTTTAGATATTCTTTTTATTTTTCCTTGAGCTGTTCCTTCATATTGACCAGCTCCACCTTCAATTCTCATTGTTTGTAATACGGAGTTATAAGATAAACCAACCGTTACTTTTCTAGCAGATCTGTCTAAAGTTATAGCTCCATCAGATACAGTTTTTGTAGAATGCGTAGCACCATCAGCTAATATATAAACTGTCTCTCCTTCTAAATGATCTAAACCAGATAAAGAATTAACAGCAACTCCAGAATAAGATAAATGGCTATCTAAAAATTTAAAATCTTCTGGTGCAGTCTCATCAAAATCAAAATCTGAAAAACATTCAACATAACGTCTTATAGCTCCATTAACCCACCTTTGAGTTATTACCCAAAGCTCATCTTCATTAAGATCTCCAGATATAGTTGCAACACTTTCTACTTTAGCATCTTGTAAAATATTATCTGTTTGTTCTGATGTGTGAGCTGATGTTAAAGAAACAACATTTGTTAATTTACTATCTGTATAAAGTTTAAATTGATCATCATCTACTCTTAAAACATAATAAGAAGTATTTTCACTTAATCCACCAATTGCAGTTCCTATATTGTCGTAAAATATTATATCTCCAGTTTTAAATCCATGTGATGCAGAATAAATTACATTTGATGAAATATTTACACCTTGATAAATATATTGTGTCGAGGCTGTTCCTGGAGCTGTTAAAGTAATAGCTGTTCCAGCAGCAGAATTAGCAGCACTTGTAGCAAGTTTTATAGTATTGCTGTCTGTTGCTATTACATAATAAAGTGAGCCACTTGTTAATCCAGTTATAGGATTAGCAGCAGCATAATAATAAATTGGATCGTTAGTTGATAAACCATGAGAGGATAAAGTTATAGTATTATTATTTGTTGAAACTATTGTACCGTTAGCAGTAAAACTAATTTGTTGTTGAATAATATTTTTAGTTGTATCGGATTTACCACCTATAATGTGTTTGTGCCAGGCTACAACATTGTCAGTTCTTTGATAAGTTAAACCAGCTAAAATTCCATCATCTCTAACGCACCATAAAATACTATCTGGTGCTTGTTGATAAGCCATTTCATTAATTCCACTATCTGTTACAGTTTCATTAAGAATAGTTAAATCTGGCGCAACATAACCATCACTATCATAGTTATAAGCTAATTCTCTAATTTTTCTTTTTGCTCTTTGTAAAAACAAAACAGCATTTCCAGATGGTTGAGCATCAACATTCGCTGCACCAAAAGATGATTGTCTTTTAATAGTTACGTTAGTTGGAGTTACTGCTGCATCCGTACCATCGGCACTAACAGAAAATTCTCCTCCAGTAGTTCCTATCAATAAAGTTCTTACTGCTTTTAAATATCTAATTTTATTAACTTGGTTACTAGCAATAGTATAAACCATAGCACTATCAGCATTAGTTCCAGTAGTCATATTTTCGTAATCTCCAGATTTAGAGAAGTACAAAGTTTGTGGCTCATCTTTCGTTCCAGCAAATACTAATCTTTGTTCAAAAAATGATACGCAAGAAGGATGTCCAGTTGTGTCTGAAAATGCTCCAAGTTTCCAATCGGTTTTAGCATCAGTATTAGCAAAGGCTGTTGTAATCGTTGCAACTGCAACTGTTGAATTTGTCCTAGCTGTAATTTTAGCTTTACCAGAATTAAAAGATATTATTCTTCCAACATCAGTTGCTAACCAACCATCACCACCATTAATTCCAGTAGTAGCACTAGCTGTTATATTTACGCCAGTTCCAGTTCCAGCTTGACCTGGTGTTAAAGTAGTTGTTGTAGTGTTTTCAGATAAATAAGGTCCATCTGTAAAATCAACTTCTGCAAGTGTCCAAGAAGTATGGCCAGTTCTTGATAACTTCATTACTTCATGATTTGGATGAGTAATATACATCACATCGGCACTTTGCGAAAATTTAATATCAAATAATTCTGCTGTTAAATATGGACTTGTTATTTCGTAAATTTTATTAGCTGTTCCAGCAGATGAATAAGCAGTAAAGGATGATGAGTTTATATCTGTTCCATCAACATTTTGTAATTCAAAAGTGTTAGTAGTTTTATCAGCTACTTTAAAAGTTTTACCATTAACCTCAGTCATTCCAACTACACCAGTTATAATTACAAAGTCGCCATTAGAATATCCATGTGAATTAGATGTAACTACAGCTGGATTAGCTTGAGTAATTCCAGTAATTGTTTTGTCGCTTTCTGTAATTTGACCTTTATCTTTAAAAAATCTTATATAAGTATTTCCAAACTCCAACATATAAGTTTGAGTAGTTGAAAATTCAAAAGGTATTAATCTTGTTTTGTTAGCACTTGTTTTTACTTCTGAAATAAATTGAGTACCTACTCTTCTTGCTGCTGCACCTTGAGGATGCACCAACATATTTTCTAATGTTTTGCAACCAGAAGCATATTTTTCAAAATCTGTTCTACCGTCTAATTTTGCGGAAAATTCTCCAGAAACAAAACTATTGATCGATGCTGTAGTTCTTGGCATTATAATCTCGCATCAGTAAATTCATTAGCCTCAACTGTTCCTAAACTATTTTCAGTAGCATCTATAAATCTTGCTTCTCTTAATCTTTCATCAGCTCTTGTCATATAATTGTTTGCTAACGATGCGTTATTAGTTATGGCATAACAAAGATCAGCAGCTAATTGATGAGAAATACTTTCTCTTAAATAACTATCATAATTATTTGGATCAGTATCTAAAGCAATATAAATTAAATATACAGTATCAATATCTGTTACAATATTTCTACCTTCTATTTTATAATCTAAAGTTGTTGAAATGCTGTCTGTAGTACCGTTATTAATTTTAAGTACACGAAGGCAATCACTAGGTAAAGCATAGGCATAATCATATTCGATTACTGGTGCTGTTGTGTTTTGTGCTAATTGAACTCTTTTATGTAAGCAATTCCACGCATGAGATCTAAACACTCTATTTCTTACTGGCTCATACCTTTGATTACATAACCTGGCATTTTTAGTATCATCAGTTAATGCTGATATAGTCGAAGCTCCCAGCAAGTTTAATGCGGAGTTGCAAATATTTACAACAGAAGCCATTATACAATTGCACCAATTATAATAAGAACAATAATAATACCTACAGCGGTTTTAATTTTTGTACTTCTACTATTCCAGTATTTTATTATTTTTTTCATTACGTTTCTTCTCCTACTTGTTTACACTCAAATTTAATAACTAATTTTTCTCTATTAATGTACTCTTTGTCGTACTCTTCTAATTCTTCTAAATTTTTAAATGTATTGTGAGCAATTCTATATCCATCAACAACACAATCGAAATGATCATTGTATTGTAAACCAGATATTGAGTTTGACGGACATTGGCCATTAGCCATGCTACACATATATAAAATTAAAATATATTTCATTGATTTGCATTAAGAGGCGTTTCCACTCTCGCTTTCACGCCTCTCAATTCTATTTGCTTAGTTTACAACGTATGTAATGTTCCAAGACATAGTTCCAGCAGTTTGACCATCAGCCGCCATTGTAGCAGCTATATAGTAGTAACCACCTGGATCTGTACTATCTCCAGCTAATTCATACATTTTCTTACCAGCAGTATCTATGTTAGCAGCTTCAAAACGAACATCCGCCATACCAGCAGCATCAGCTACTAGAGTTGCGAATACATCTTCGTCTTTAACTGTACCATCTGTTTTGTAGATACCAACATTGAAAGTACACGATCCACCTAAAGTGTCTGAACCAATAAATAAACTTGGTACAGCAGCATTAGAAGGAATTGGTGCTAACATAACAATGTCATTATCATCACTATCACCAGATGCTAGTTCTACTGTTCCATGAGCAGTTCTTAGAACACCATGAAGTTCAGCAGCATTATTAAGGACTTGAGGACTAGCTTCAAAGTTAGCCACTAAGTCTGTGTTTTTAGTTCCCATAATTATATACTCCTATTGATTATGCTTCATGACATGGAATTTGGACTACAGCCTTTTCTTCCATCCGAACTGCGCCCAAACTCATGCAGTAGTAAACTTGCGTTGAGTAAGATTTGTCAGCTCTTTCAGAAATATTTGCTTTAATATCTTTTCCGATACCTAATTTAATAGCATCTTCAGTATAAGCAAATACAAGTCTGTCGTCTGTATTCGTTGCGTCAAAGTTTAGTCTTGTTGACATTATAAACTCAAAACCTAAGAAGGAATTAACTTCTCCAGTTGATAAAGCTCTAACTGTATTAAAGTCAGCACTTGTAACTGAAGTAGTTCCTAATAGATCTGATATTTGTTGCGGACCGCAGACAATAAATCTTTTTCTTGAAGGATCTATGTCATTGTTATCTAGGATTTTCTTCGCAGACAAAAGTTTAGCAATTGTCAAACCATCTGATTGATTTGAAGTTGCAGTCTTTTGAGTTGAAGGTAAAGCCGTAGATGTACCACCAGCAACGCCAGTTGATGCAGAAGCATTCATAGCTGTAATGATTACATCATCCATAGCTCTATTCATTGCTGCTGCCGCATTTCTTGCGTACGCTGAAGTTGGATCAACTAATGCTCTGATTTTATCAGAATCATCAATAAGATCTCCCCACTCGTAATCTGCAAGAGATACTCTTCTTCTGCTATGCGGAGTGTCTATTTGTGGTGTATCGCCATGTCTTGAAGTTCTTAAAACAGCAGCGGTGCTGTCAATTTGTTCAAAAAATGCGTTTTTCCCAACTACACTTTCCTCATCAACAGAAGATCTTAATTTGCTACCCATTTGTTGAGATAGCAACTGAACATTCGAAGAATATTGTTCAACGAATGAAGTAGTTATTTGTGAACTCATAATAAGTTCCTCCTCTATTGTGTTAGTTTAAGTTGTCGGTTGATTATCCTTGCGGATCTTCCTAAAATTTACATCTTCTGGATGTTAGTCTTTCCTAACGTCAACAAAGGTCTTGCGATTGTCTTTGATTTTATTTACCTAACTTTCGTTAGATAAAACTGTTAAGCATCATCTTCGTTATTTTTTTTACGAATTAATGCTGCTACTTCTTCTACAGCTTGTGAGTGTCCTGGATGTCTTTTATCCCAGTATGCTGAACCTTGCTGTTGTAATGTAGCAATTTGTTTATTTATATCATTAGTTGTCATATAGTCTGGATTATCTCCTTTAACTATAACATCCTCAGATAATTTTTCTGATAAATTAGCAAAGGCTTTTACTACTTGAGGATTATCTCCAAGTTTACTGCCATCTGCTAACATTGTATTATTTAAAAACTCTTCACCTAAAGTAGCTGTTGCTAAATTTTTAGCTCCAGTTATTTTATTGTCATAAGTTGGACCAAACTCTCTACGAAGATCTTGCTCAGATAATTTTCTAGCTTCTTCGGCTTTTATAGTTTGATCATTAATACCTTGATTAACAACTTCGTTATAATATTTCATAATACCATCTGCTTGATTAGGAAGTAATCCTAATTTAACAGCTTCCTCAGAAAAACTTTTTATAGTTTCTTCTGGAACTTTATGATCTTCTGGTAAAGAATATTTATATTGATCAGCAGTTTCTGGACTGCCTAATCTTTTATAAACTTCTTTCCAATCATCATCGGTAGCGTGTTTATTTGGTACTGGTATTTTATCTAAACCTACCATCTTTTGTGAGTGTAGATAAGATTTAACAAAGTCATCCATTTTATTAAAATTTTGTAATGACTTTTCTTCTCTAAATTCTTCTGGAATAAGAGATTTAAAATCAACAGCTGGTGTCTCGGTTGCTGTTGTTTCTGTTGGTTGTTCTGCTGTAAGCGTAGTAGTTGTCTGCGTTACATCAGATTGAGCAGTTTGCTCAGTTGTCTGATCCATAGATTACTCCTCTTTATGATTGATCATGCTTTTTATAAATAACAGAACTGTTCTCTGTCCTTCAAAAAAAGCGGTTTCGTTTGGCTCCTTGCTACTATAAGTAGATGTGTTGTAGAAGCACCTTTTTTCTAAATCATCCATGACCATTTTGCCATCGTCTGATCCAAAAACTGTTTTATAATTTTGTATTAATTCTTTTATTTTTTTTTTACTGTTGTTGTCGTTCTGCATTAGATACCGCCTGGACTGCTGGTGCTACATTTCTGGCCATTTCACTTTCTGCCATTTGTTGTTGCATCTCAGCTTGTTGTTGATTTGCCTCTGCTTTCTCTTCTGCTAATTGTTGGACTTCCTCATCCGATCTAATCATCGTTGCTGGTAATCCAAGTATTTTTATTAAATTTTTAATTAATCCTGGAGGATCTATGTAATCTAAAGTTTGTGGTGCTAGTTGTGATATGTTACCAAATAATTCTAAACCTTTAACAATTGAATTTAATTCTTCTCCTCTTTGTGCAAGAGCCATTGGAGATACATATTCAACATCTACTTCTTGGTTTAATAAAATTTCTGGAGCTTGTGGAAACAAATCATTTCTTAACATAATATTAAATATTCTAATAATCATTGGCTGTAATAATTCTGATTGTAATCTTCCTAATACTGGACCAAGTATTCTCATTTTTTCTTGATTTCTTTGAACAACCTCAGTTGCAGTCATATTACGGTTTTCAGTAATTAATAATTGATCAACATGAAATATTTGAGAAATTGCTTGTCGTCTTTGATCTTCCATATTTAAACCTAATGGATTGTTTGCACCAATATTTAAAGTTTCAATTCTATCTCTTGAGCCAGATCTATAATAATTAATACTACCAGGAGCCATTCTTATTGGCATTAGCATACTGTCATCTGGTACTAGCAAAGGTGGATCAACTTGTTTTTGTGCAGCTTTCATTCCAACTTCAACCATTTTATTTAAAACTTTAACATCCGCTAAAGCATTCATTCCTGGAGATCTTCCATAAATCTCATTAGAAGCTTTTAAATATCTTGGTACTACATAAGGAAATTCTCTAAAGCCACCTTCTGAAATAATATGGCCACTATCATATTCAAAGTAGCAAGAGACAAAAGGCATATTTTGTTTATCCTCTTTTCGAGGATTATACATATCTCTTGGTTTAACAACATGACATAATTCTATATCTTCAAATGGAGATTTTTTAAAAGTGTCATGAACTTTTTTACTTAAATTTTCTAATCCAAATTTTTCAACAGTTGCTTTAGCAGACATTTTAAATCGTCTGTAAATACAATTAACCATTCCTTTAGCATCTTCTGAAATATAAATTTCTCTTATATGTCTTGATGAAAACCGAATAATATCATCTTTATCTTCTTCTATTTGTAAGCAAGAAGTTCCAAAAGCAATTAGATCAAAATAAGTTTCAAAAACTTCTTGTTGAAAATTAGATCTTGATATTGCTAAGTACATTTTATCAGTTACATCTTCTAACCATTCTCTAGCTTGATCATCTTGATTAACTAATGTTTCTTTAAATCTTAAACCAAACCATCTATTAACAGATGATGTTAGCATTCCATGTAAAGAACTTGCTAGCAATTCTAAGGAATGAATAGCAGTACCATCAAATATAAGCGTATGTCTTTTATCACCTTTAGGTCTTTCTACATTAATGTCAGCTTTTCTAGGTAGCATATAATCAGCCACTTCTTGCCAATGGCTTTCCCAATTGGCTCTTTTTTCCATTAAGATAGATAAATTGTTTTTAAGCTCTGATGCCTTTTTTCTTAATTGTTGATCTTGCATTATTTCTTTTTCCAGCCTCGCTTCATTGCAGCGTAAGCTTTTTTAGATATTGTTGATTTCTTTTTTGATCTTGAAGTTCCAGCTCGTTTTCTTTTATTAATATTTTTTACTAAAGACATAATTAACCTAATAAAGTTTTTTTGCTTAACGTATAATTTTTAGATAAAGTTTTTTTACTTGTAATATTTGTTGCTCTTCTACCTCTTCTTTTATTTGCTAAAGATATTTGAGCAGCAGACATTTCTGTTGTCGTTGGTCCTTTAACTGTATTAGCAGCTTGTTTTTGTATTTGGCCTGGACCTAAAATTGTTGCACTTGTAGTTGATGCTTTTGCAAGTTCTATACCTTGAGGATTATCTCCTCCTCTATCATTATTGTTTGAAGTTGATACTCTTGATTTACCAACACCTTGATAATCTGAAGTTCCTAATAAATCTTTATTAGTTTTAGCTGTCTTACTAGCTTTTTTTAATCCTCTGGCTATAGCACCTATTACTCCACCACCTTTAATATAATTAACAATTGGATTATTTCCACCTCTACTTTTGCTTGATGATCTTGCTTCTGATGCACCAGATCTTTGATTAGGATTACTAGGTTTACCTCCATTTCCTCCTCTTGAATTTCCTCCGCCAAATCCGCCCATGACTTATCCTAATAAAGTTTTTTTACTAATCTCATCTTCATCACTTTCGTTCAGACCAGAATTAGAAGTTAATATAGTTGAAGCTCTACCTTTACGTTTTCTAGCAGCTTCTTTTAAATCTCTAGCAGCATCCATTTTTCTTTGCTCATCATCGTAATTTGGAACTTCCTCTTGTTTTGGAAGTTTTATTACTGGAATTGGTGGTGTTTTAGGCATAAACATTCTTGCTACAAATGACATAATTTTTTCCTTTATATAATTTGGTAACTGCTATCAGCTACTCGTTGTAAGTTTTTGTTAGTTGTTTTATTTTCATCAAGACCAGTTGCTAGACATCGTAAAGCATCCATCATATGACTGCTCCAGTCGTGAACTGGTTTTGGTTTAAAAATTCTTTCCTTGTCGTTAAATTTTCTATGGTAATGTCTAAGAGCTATTAATAGATCTGAACAATTATCACTATCAATTCTACATCTTGGTAACAACATTTTAACAGCGTGAATGCCATCCTCTAATGCAATTCTAGGAGCTAATCTAAATCTAACTCCAAGAGCTGATGCTACTTCTCTTCTTGTTTTACCATTACTAAACTCCGTTACATCTAAATCATGTGGACCATAATGAGTTTCGTAAATATAATCTTTATCTTGTAAATATTTTATATAGTGAGGTAACGCTTCGTTATCATCCTCGTATGTTTCAATGATATTAATCTGATGGTTTAGCAATTGAAAAAATATAATTGAGGTACTATCGTTATAGCCTATATCCCAAGCGGTACTTACTGGTAAACTTGGATCATAAGGAACAGAGCCTATTTGTCCTTTGTCATCTATTTCTTGAACAATCTCTCCAAAGATAGAGCCTTCTATATTTCCAATGAAGCTGCACTCGTATTCTTGATCAAACTTAGCTTTACCCATTACGGACAAAGCTGCCTCTAATTCATCTTCTGCAACAATCTTTGTTTGAGAAGCTTTAGCTTTATATAAAAACCATTTATCATCCGCTTGAGCTTTATTATAGTAGTCATAAAATATGTTATTCATTCCTTTAGGTGTACCTATTAGGAACATTTTTCCTCTCCGATCACTTAGAGCTGGAGTAATTACCTCGTCAATCAATCCTTGCGAAACTTGAGCTAGTTCGTCAATCGCAACCATATCTAAATAAATTCCACGAATGCTGTCAAAATTTTCACTCGACAATAATGTTATTCTTGAGCCATTAACTAAATCACATCTTAACTCACTTTCGTTCCATTTCGTGCCTGGAATATTTTTAGTATAAAATTTTAAGTAATCCCAAGCGATGCTTTTTGCCTGTTTATAAGTTGGTGCAATGTAAGCTAGTCTTGGAGCATGATTTTTATTTGTTAAGGCTGCACGAATTAGATGGTTAAGAACCATGACGGTCTTACCAAATCTTCTATGACAGCAAAGTACAGCATATCTATACTTGTCTAATTCTTGGTGTATGTACGCCTGGTGCTTTCGTGGCGTGTATGGAATTTGGATTTTCATTAATTCTATTTTTTGCTAAATCGTAGTTATCTTTATTTAATTCAATTCCTATAAAGTCTAAATTATTTTTTAAAGCAGAAACTCCAGTAGTACCAGAACCCATAAAGTTATCTAAAACCGTATCTCCATCTTTTGAAGCAACAGCTAATATTCTATCAACTAAAGCTATTGGCATTTGTGTTGGATGCACTCTCTCATCTTTTTTAATAGTGTGAGGAACATACCAAACAGAACTTAAAGGATCTTTAATTCCACATTTTTCATTCAAATAAATGTCATTACCTTTTGATAAATGATAAATAACTTCATAATCTAAATGAAACCTAGATTTTGTACTGTCAAAAGATCCTGAATATTTCCAAATAATATAAGATTTATATATTAAGCTTTGAAAACCGTCAGTAAATTCAAGCCAATGCGGAGTTCTTAAAGTTTTTTTTAAAGTTTTACTTTTAATATTAAAAAATAATTGTCCGTTTGGTTTTAAAATTCTTTTATATTCTTTAAAAACCTTATCCATAAACTCTGAATAAAGTTTTAAAAACAAGACATCTTTATTGACTGCGGTATATCCAGCTCCAGTTACATCTTCATAAGGCGGACTTGTAATAATTAAATCTACGCTTTCGTCTGCAAGACTTGGCAAGATAGACAAGCAATCAGCATTGTATAATTTCATTTAAAATATAGCAGCACCTAATATAAATCCATTAATGGACCGTTGGTGGTTTTTCTCCAAAGTTAGAGTTCATATGTATTTTATGAAATACAAACTCACAAAACTCATAGACATCCTCTTCGCTTTCGAAGCCAGTAAAATTAATAATCAAATCATTGTCATATGCCTTAAAACTGATGGCGGTAACATTCTGATATTTGTCTTTGATATATTTGCTCATTTCCAATCCTTATCTTCTTCATAAGTCATTTCGTAATTAAATTTTAATTCTTTTAAATGTGGTTTAATTAAATTCCAATCTGTTATAGATGGATAAGAAAAACATTTATCTTTTCTGAACCAATGTTCAATTTTAGTTTTAGTAATATCGGTTTTAGATATTAATTCTTTAATTGATGTATTGCCTTTTAGATAAGCAATAAACTCTAATTTCTCTGGTAGTTTAGGTCTATATTTAAAAGGTATATCATATTGATTTATTAAATGAGGATTAGCATTAAGATAATCAATAGCAACATCCATAGATAATGTTTTTTGTACTTGACTATTAGAGGCTCTTTTAACTTTTCCTTTAATCCATTTAGCTGCAAAATGTAAAACTTCATCTTGAGTGTCCATCGCTGTCGGTGTTCGATACATCCTCTGCAATGAGTATTGATTGTCCAATTTCTCTTGCGATTTCTGGAACGATTGCGTTTCCAAGTGATTTAATTCTGTTTGCTCGATCTTTGTCCAATTCTGCGGATATGCCATTAGGAACTCCACAAAGTTTGGATTGAGTTTGCCACCAGCTTGAGGTGTCATCTTGTGAACTGCATCTTTTAACTTCACTCCGAAACGAACTCCTTTTTTGTTCAGTCTGCTGAAACTTCCGTTCCTTAATTCTACATTCTTCACCACTCCACCTTCCAGATCGCAAGCTCTCGGAGTTGGATAAAGAGTTGTTAGTTGTTCCTCTAGAGAACTGAACGGAACTGTCTTTCGACCTATACTCTTTCGAAATGCTATTCTCCGGTCCATTGCTGCTTTGCTTCTCTTTGGCATTTGCGTTGCTGTTGGAGTAACCAATAATCCAGATCCTTTTTCTTTGATGCCACGCACCGATGCCTGAAGCTGGAATAACAAGACATTGGACTTGGAAACTCTCGGCTTCCAAATCTTTTTGTATCTGCTGCAAGACCTTACCTTCTTGGATGTTAACAAGACCGTCAACATTTTCTCCAATAAACCATTTTGGTTTTGTTTCGGCAACAACTCTAATAGTTTCATCCCAGAGGAAACGGTCATCATCTGTTCCTCGTTGCTTTCCAGCAACGGAGAAAGGCTGGCACGGAAATCCAGATGTAATGATTTCTGCTTTAATTTCAGATCCTTTGATGTGTCTGATGTCGTCATAAATTTTAATATCGTTCCAATGCTTACGCAAAACTTGTTGGCAAAACTTGTCCTTCTCGCAAAAGGCTATAGTTTCGAAACCTTGTGTTTGTTCTAAACCGTAAGAGAAGCCTCCTATTCCAGCAAATAGATCTAGTAGTTTAAGCTTGTTCATGTCTGTTTGTTTTAATTATCGGTAATTTATGTAATAGACCTGGCGACTAGATTCTGGCATATGGCTCTTTAAAAAAAACGTTAAAAACTTGCTGGAAAACTAGAGCAATCGTTATCTAATCGGTCATACAAGCTAGAAAACAAAAGACTTAATTAAAAACAAGTAACATCGTAGGTAACATTCTATATTTCGAACCTCATATCGTGTGCGAAACTTTGTTTACTTCGTGTAAGCTACCCACCACTCAAGCATCATCACTAACATTCTTAATCTCGTTCTCGTAAGTCTTATCGTCAGATATATTCCAAGTGATCTCAACCTTCTGATCCACTTCAACTTGTTGCTTCTCTCCGTAGATACCAATCAACTTAGATGCCATCCACCTATAATGATGTAGTTTCTCACGCAGCAATCCAACATCTTTGTTTGATGCTGTCTCTAACTCTTCAATCATTTTATCAAGATACGTTTGAGCTGCTACACGTCTAGCCTGGAGTATCTTCGCAGCAAACTCCTTATCACTTCTGATCCAGTCATAAACTTTGGATAAGCTTGGCGAACCTTTGGTTTGGCAAATGGAAGTTAATGGAGTTCCATTCATTAGCATCCGTTCTATGTCATCGCTTACTTGTGATGTAAGCTCTAATTTCTTCGTCATTGCGGTTTTTAAATTGTGGTAAATTCTTATAAGCTTTAATTTTACCTTCCATCGTAGTCTGGCCATTCGACCAGCCTCCGTGCATTCTGCATCTAATATTTCCATTCTTCATTAGAATACCAGAGGCTTTGCAAGGTAGTTTGTTTTGTTTATTTATAGTTTGACATTGCAGTCTATATTTATGTCTAGCTGCCATAATCGGTTTTGGAATTTATATATATTTATTTTTAAAATCTTAAATCCGTTCTGGTACGGTTTTAGTCCTGTACTACAAGCTAATTATACAAAGAAATATAGATTTGCAAGACTAGGATAATAACTTTATTTAATATGTTTATTATTTATGTAAAAAAATTTGAAGATTAATCCAATAAATATAAAATTCTGTTAAGATTGCAATACTTTTTATTATTATTTTTTATTTTATCACACAACCTACTTAGGACTTTTGTATATCTATTTTTAATCTGATGCCTGGTAAAACCATAATGTCTAGCAATTTCAGTCCATTTAAATCTATTAGCTTTCATCCAAATTATTTGTTTATCAAGTATAGGATCTTCTGATATGTCTTTTTCAATAGATGTTAAAGCCTCAATAGCAAACTCCCACCTGGTAATCTGTCTTGGTGTTGCTCTAAGCTTTAATAATTTCTTCTCATAATAAGCCCAGTCGCCTTGCATATAGGTAGTCTCTAGCAAATTATACATACTAGCAGCTCTAGGAGGCTTAGGACCGCTTAAAAACCTCTCAGTCCTTGCTGCCTCATCAATTAAATTAATGACGTTGCTAAGAGCATATACGGAGCTTTTCAGTTGTAGTTCAGCTGTCATATTCTCCGTTTTGATAAGTATAAATGTTTTGCTTAACCTTGCTAAAACCTTTGTTTGAGAAATTCTTTTTAAATTTTATATTTTCTAAAAAATGTTTATATCTTGGCATATCAAAGTAAGTAAAATTCTTATGTGTAATCAAAGGTTTATAATCAATATTCATCATAGATAGTCTCTGCAAAGCTTCCTTAATTTTAGGTAATGGAACTGTAAAATGATCAGCGCAATCAATCATTCTCACATAAGGAGTTAATCTTTTAAGATCATAGTTTTTACAAAGATAAGAATATAATTTGAAATCAAATGCAGATATTTCCAGGTCAAATATTGCTGGATCACTAATATAGAATTGACGCATAAGCTTTTCTCCTATTGGCTCTTGGATCTTCTTTTAATTTTTTGATAAATAATTCTTTGTTTGTGCAATGTGGAAAATGCTCTACTTGCTTAAATTCTAAATATTGCAGCCAATCATTCGGATCAATTAATTTAGGTACAGAATTATAACCACCTGGATAATCTGGAGCTATTTTTTTAACATGAAAGTTAATCATCATGTCTCCAATTAGTTTATACCAAAGAATAAATGCTGGTATTCCAGCCATTTCAGCTAGTTTTTTAGTAACTTTATGTGGTTTTTTAAATCCTTGACCATTATTAAATACAGTCTCAACAAGAAAAAGCGGTTTTAAACAAGCATTACAGCATGAAATTTGATCAATATCCGAGAAATGTAGCAAATTATGCTGTTGTCTATGCCAATTTGAGTAACCGCTAAATTTAACGCCTTTGAAATAGACTTGTTTTACCATGTTTTTAGCCATTAATTTACTGAGATAGATTGTCAAATATTATTTTCTCATATCAGAGAATTTTACTTGAAATATTTATATGAAAGTATAAATAAGTCCTATGATATTCTATATAAACCAACCGACTAAAATATACCAAAAGTTTTCGTATTTATATTTTCATCAAATTGAAGAATATATATGTTTTGAAAGATAGTTAGATGAAAGTAAACGAGACTAAAAGATACAATATAATAGAAAATTCAACATTAGACCTTTGGAAATCAATTAACATTAATCCAGAAATAAAAATTGTTAGAAAGATAGCTGGTAGCTTTGCAAGAGATAATATTTTTAAGATGCACTCAGTTAATAAAAGTAAAATACTAAAATATTTTGCTAAAGATAGTACAAGATGGATGATTATGATCCACGTTATTTATTTTAGCGCAAAAGGTGATCAATTTTATAAAAATAAAAAAATAGGAAATTTAGGAATAAGTTTAAGAAAACAAGAACAAGTTTTAAATGATTGTTTAAATGCTGGTTACTTTATTTACGCAGAAGAAAGTAATCAAAAATCAACTGATAAAAAAATAAAAAATATTAGACCATCAGAAAAATTAGTAGCAGCCTGGATGATGTGGAATATTGATAATTTAAAAAGAACAATAAAAAACATAAAAAGATTTAACTTTAAATGAAAAAACAAGCATCAGTTTTTTTTACTTATAGATGTGTTGGAATAGATCCATTTGAAAATTATGAAGATTATTACAATGCGGATTTAGATACTTATGAAAAACAATTTACAGTTACTAGAATTGCACCAACAAAGAAAAAAATAATTCCAGAAGCTACTGTTGAAATTAAATATTTAGGTAAAGGTAGTAAAGAAATTAAAGGTGTTGAAAGTAAAGTTTATAAAGAAGCATCAAGATATTTAAAACATACAGAACGTAATGAATTAAATAAACAATGGAAAGCAGCTAATAAAAATAAGAATGATACAGCTTATATTTTAAATGATTTATTTTTAACTAAAAATCTAAATGTTAAAGATTTAGTTACTGATAGAGGTATATCAACTTTATATAAAATTTTAAAAGGTGATCTTGAGCTTACAAAAAAGAAAGCTATTGAGTATGCAGAAAAATTAAATATAGATCCAGCATCATTAATGTTTGATACGCCTCAGATGACTTGTTGGTCAAATGTTAATTTAAAAAATGGTAAAGTATTTGTTCCAGATTTTTTTGAAACCCATGAAGCACCAAGAGAATTATATTCAGAAGATTTAAAAGCTATTAAAGTTGTTGGTCCAGAAACTTCTCCTTTTAATAATTGGATAGCTTACTATGATCATAAAAATAAAATTGATGCAGATGCTCATAATAAATTTTGTTATGTCAGAGAAAGAATATTAGGTGGTCAACATAAAAACGATTATTTAATAGACGAATACAGATATTATTTAGGTATCTATCAAATATATGGAACTAAAAAACGAATTATTAATATAGATCCAACAGCTGAAATAAAAATAATTAAAGATGATGTAAGGCCAGAAGCAGTTTCAATTATAAAAGCATTTAAACCAGAAAATATAACAGCGGAAGTTATACCAATGATAAAGGAAAAAAAACTTGCTTGATTTAAAAGATTACACTCCGCAACAATTAAAAAAGTTTTTAGCTCCTAACGATGTTCAAAAAGAATTTGGAATTGATAAAGATAAATTAAAATATTTAAGAGAATGTAGTAGAGATGAAGGCAAGTTAAGAGGTCCTCAATACTTACAAGACGGATTAATGATAATGTATCAAAGAAAATCAGTAATTATTTGGATAAATAAGTCAATGTTCCAGCCTAGTGAAACTAGCGAAACTAGAGAAATAATACAAAAGAACAAAACTAACATAAAATAGTAAAACTCTCCTAATCAAGAGAACCTCACATATCAAATATTAATACATCGGAATATCAATCATTCCATGATATTAAAAAATAAAATTACAGATCCTTTACAAGATTTACAATTAGATAGTTTTCAAAAGTTAAATGACCTTTTAAATATTAATCATCACTCTCCATCTGCCGAGCAGTTGCCATTAGGCTTTTATGTTTTTTCAAGATTGTTTTGTACGCAAGAAGAAAGACGATTGTTTGATGGCAATGCTAATATGGCTGCTGGTGTTGCTACAGGAGATGCAATTCAATTTCATTATGCAGACACAATATGGAAATTTAATCCTAATCAAAAAAAATTAGCACCACATAAAAATAAAAAAATTTCTAAAGAAGAAGCTATTGAAAAAGCAATTGAAAAATTTTCAAATTACGTTCCAGTAAATGATAAAGATAAAGATAAAAAAGAAAAATATTTAGAGACAATACCTCAAACAATAAGACAAGCTTTTATAGTTTTCGATCAACTAGGTGCAGATAAAGCAACAGATATAATTGCTGAAGATAGCATAAATCATACGGATAGCAGACTTGCTTTACCTATAGTTGGTAGAACCGATCTTCATTTTAAGGATTTTAAATCAGTCGAGCAATCTGCTGATGCAACATCGCCTTCTCATGTTTCTAGCGATGCAATGTTTCTTTCGGTCCTTGAATTGAAAACTACCTGGCAAACACCAGGTAAGATTAAAAAAGACGGTAGCCGAAGTTTCTCTCTGGCTCGGCTGCCATCTTCACCAAATAAAAATCATTTAAAACAATTAGCATTTTATAATGAAGTAAAAAAACCATGCAATCCAAAGCTTGTTTATGTAACAGCAGACGGTTTTCAAGTTTTTACAAAAGAGAATTGCGCTGATCTTGAGCCAAAAAATTTACATAATTATTACGAAGCTCTTGTTAAAGGTTGTATGCGAATTGAAAGATTACTTGCAAGACACATAGATTTAGACGATCCAGAAATGATTTTAAAAGAAATAGTTAAAGATGTAGATCCAGATTTTGATAGCTTTTACTGGAACATTGGACATGAATTTTTAAATAAAGCAAAAAAAATTTGGAGTTCAGTTTGATTACTCCATCAATCATCACTTATTCACTAATTATTATAGGAGGTTATTATATATGTCAGATGATAAATTAATAAAAGCTATTAACGATTTTAAAAAAAATCTTAAAAGCACCACAACACCTATTCATGGTAAAGACTATGCAACAGTAGCACCAAGAGTAGCAATACTTAGAAGAAATTTAGGCTCAGATCTTGATATAAGAACGGAGTTGCTACATCATGACGACAAAAGAGTAGTCGTTAGTGCAGATATATATATTAATGGAAATCATGTAGCATCTGGTTTAGCAGAAGAATTTAGAGCAGCCTCAAGAATAAATAATACATCAGCTTTAGAGAATTGCGAAACCTCTGCCATAGGTCGTGCAGCAGCATTTTTAGCAATAACTAATGATAATATTGCATCAGCTGAAGAAGTTGACCAGGCAATAAATGTTCAAAACAAAATTGTTGAAAGTGAGAAAAAACTCACATCAGCTTTAGCCGATCTTGGTAAAGTTTCACATATCGGCTCTTATAAATCTTGGATAACAGATAATAAAAACCTAATGCAAGACTTAAAAGATTTAAGTCCAAAGTATTATGGAAAATTTTTATTAGATTTTAACAAGATTAAAACTCAACTTGAAACTAAAGGAATAATTAAAAATGGCTGAAGAGCAAAAAGAACGTAAATCACTTGGAGTAATATTTCCAAATGAAAATAAAGAAAATCCTAAAAGCTATGATCTTAAAGGAACAATTACTTTACCAGACGGACAAAAGTTTAGAATTGGCGGATATAAAGCTGAAGCTTCTGGAACTGGTAAACTTCCAAAAGGTGCGCCTTATTATTGGATGCACCGAGTAGAACCACTTGAAGAAAATAATGCTGGTACTGCTTTTGATCCAGCAAGTTTGGAGAACTAAATCATGGATACGGATAAATTTAAAAGCATAGCCTTGAACATGGACACTTACAAAAAACTTCGTGAGATGTCTGATAAGAAATTTGAGATGCCACAAAGTATGGCCAAGACAGCCTCATTTTTTATTGATCAAGCTTATGTAGATTTTAACAAAGATAAAAATGCTAAACGAAAAGCTTAAACAAATCCGTCAAACAAAAGAGCTAGAGTATGGCTCATTCGAAAACAATATGACAAATATTGGTAGAATGTGGTCATCTCTACTCGGTTTGAAAAAAGATATACCTGGTCATCTGGTAGCCAGTATGTATGTAGCAGCTAAACTAATTAGGACCAGACAATCTTTTAAACAAGACAATTATGATGACGCAGCAAACTATCTGCACCAGGCGGAATTGATGCAAAAAAATGAAAAAAAAGTGTAGCAAATGCAAAAGAGCAGCAATCATAGTAGAAAAAAAAATATATTTTTGTGCAATTTGTATGCTTCGAAAATTAGGATTTCCATATGGCGACAATAATTAAATTTCCTAACACAAAAATAGATCCAAATAGATCAAAACAAATGGTAGTTTTAAGTCTTGGTGTTGGAGTTCAATCTACAACAATGGCTTTGATGGCTGCAAAAGGAGATTTTCCACCAGTTGATTGCGCAATATTTGCTGATCCTGGTTATGAGAGTAAATCTACAATGCTTTACTTAAACTATTTAACAAACATTTTACCTTATCCAGTATTTAGAGTTCAAAAAGGAAATATTAAAGATGATATGTTGGCTGCAAAAGGTACTACGAATTTTGTAGTTGCTCCGTTTTATAATCAAAACACTATAACTGGCAAAAAAGGCATGATCCGTAGGCAATGCACCTCAGAATATAAAATATTAGTAATAAAAAAAAAGATAAGAGAGTTGTGCGGAGTTGCTAAAGGCAAAAGATTTCCCAAAGATAAGTATGTAGAGCAATGGATAGGTATTTCTACAGACGAAATACAAAGAATGAAACCAGCTAGAGATAAGTATATTTTAAATAGACATCCTTTAATTGAAGCAAATATGTCAAGACAAGATTGTATTGACTGGATGAATAAAAATAAATTTCCTTTACCAGAAAAATCAGCGTGTCTCTGTTGTCCTTTCCATGATGATAAATATTGGCATGATTTAAAAACTAATAAGCCAGATGAATTTAAAGACGTAGTTGAGTTTGATAAAAAAATTAGAGACATCAGTAAAGATCCAAAGATGAAAAATTACACTCATCGTAGTTGTAAACCTTTAGATGAAGTTAATTTTAATCCTGATGAAGATCAGCTGGATATGTTTAATAACGATTGCAGCGGTCATTGTGGAGTTTAAATGACAGTAATTAAATTTCCTAATACTCCAGCAAATCAAATGACTGATACTGCAAAGTTAGCTCTTGAAATGGAAAGAGAAAAACAAGCATCAGAAATTTTTTTAAATTGGAGATTAACTCAAGATGACTGGGATGCTTTTGAGGTTTCTGAAAGAGATTTAGAATTAGTTGCTATGTTTGGCGAAGTAATGAAACTTGAGAAAATTGTATCAGCAAGATTAAATTCAAAATTAGCAGAGTTTATTTGCAAACTTAAAACTCAATACGATCCATTAGATAAAACAAATGACTAGAAAAGACGGAGATATTAATTTTAAAACTTATGTTGGTTATCAAGCATTTAGCTCAGATATGCCAATACATCGAATTAACCAATCTAATTGGTACTTAAAATTTGAAAATAACATGCCAGCTTTTTTTATTGGAGCTGACAATGTTTATCGTCAAATGCCACCTCTTGCTTTCTTTGCAACAGCTGATCGAACAACAGTTCACGATATGACTGGCTGGAAGAAACAATTAGAGGATTATTTTAACTTAACCATAGAGGAGATTTTATGCCAAACAGACATAGAACCAGCGAAGAACTTGAGTTCAACGCAACAGTCGGAAGAAACATTAGGTTTCTCAGAAAAAAAAAGAATCTAAATCAAACAAGACTTGCAAATGTAATAGGAACTTCATTCCAACAAATTCAAAAATATGAAAAAGGATCTAACGGAGTTTCAAGTATTAAGCTTAAATTATTAGCAAAAAAATTGAATGTTTCAATGGATGTACTTGCAGATCCTATGATGATTGCAACATACGAAGGATTAAATAATGAGCATAATCAAAGCTGATATTTGCGAAATAGAAGTGCAAGAGCAAACAGTAGAAGATGCTGGTTGTAAATATATGGTCTTGATTAAAACTGGAGACATAAAAACTGGAGCTATAGATCTTGCAAAAATTATTACATCAGATCGAAAACCGATAATTAAAGAAACAATTGATGATGGAAATACAGTAAATGACAAAAATAATTAAGATAACTACTGGTCAAGCAGACTTTGTAATTAAAGAAGAATATCCAGACGAAAATACAGCAATTGAAGGAAAAGATCCTATTACACAAGATGCTGAAGTATCTGAATTAAAAATAGAAAACATTAAATATAAATTAAAGGAGGTATTAAAAAATGAGTAATGACCAAAGATTATTAAGGTTAGAAAAAAGACATAAAGGTCTGGCCAGAGTAACAGCTGCTATTAATGATTTATATATTTACGGAGTTTATGAAAGTAATTTCCCAGCATTAATGGATAAATTAAATGAAGCTAAAGATGCTTGTAAAGAAGAGCTTAGAGATACTCATGTTGAAATTGTAGCAACAACTAAAGCTAACGAAATAGTTAAATTAACACCATCAACAATAGAAGTTATAGAGGAGTTTGAAGAATGACAAATGAAGGAATGTTTAAAGATATGGAAAAAATTGAATATCTTAAAAACCAAAATAAATTATTAAAATTAAAACTTAAAGAAGCTATTGCTAAAATTAAAAGATTACAAAACTTAGAGACAATTCATAAAAAAAATAATGGAGATTTAAGAGTACACATTGTAAAAATTGAAAAAGAAAATGTTACATATAAAAACGAAAATAAAAGATTAGTAGAAGAAAATAGTAATTTAAGCCTTATTAGAGAAAAATAAAAGCTCTAGGAGCTACGGAGATTGCGATTCAGCAACCTCCATAACCTTTGATACCTAGTTAAGAAACGTATTTTTTAGGAAATATAACAACATTAGATTTTGGCAAAGATACAATCTTTTTAATATCTTGGTCCTTTTGCATTTCGCCAAAAGTAGATTTGTAAGAATAAATTTTGCCAGTCTTTAAAGCAAAATACTTAATAGCTTTGAAATCTTTAATTTTCATCAAGAGCCTCCATGTCTATTAAGTTAGGAAATGCGCCATCTAAAGCTTGTTGTTCAGCAACAGCTCTTTCTCCAGATGGATCTAAATCAGAATGATCTCCATAAAGACCTTTTGTTAATTTAATATCTTTATGTCTTATTTGACCTTTAATAAAATTATCAGTTAAAATTTCATTACCAGCTTGAGCATCAGTTAAAGATGTAGCTGCAAAGTGTCTAAATGTTTTACTTACACAACCTTTAAATTTATTAGCGACAGTTCGAGTGTGTGATTTTCCACCAGAACTATTTTTAACTACCTCAATCTTTGCAAAACCAAGATCTTGATAAGCAATTTTAAGCCAATCATTAATTGTTTTATCTGCCAAAGGTACTGTTTCATGTACGAATTTTAATGAAGCAAATACTAATGGCATTTTTCTTGGCGTGTAATATTTAGACTGAATAGATTTCCAGATAGATAACACTCTAAATAATGCGGAGTGCATTTTAATTGTATCAAAACTTCCATCAGCTTTAACTTGGTCCTTAATTACACCTTCAACAACTGCTTGATTAATAGTAATCTTACCAAAAATCCAATCAATCCGATCCCACCTTAAAGCTCTTAACTCTCCAAGTCTTAAACCAGTAAATGCAAGTGTTACAACAACAGCAAACTTTAACCAAACACTAGGATTTTGATCTGTTGGCATTAAATGTTTAAACAACTTTTTTACTTCTGGTCTGTTAATCATAACAGTTTTTTTAGGAAGCATATTAGCTGTAACTGGATCTTTAAGAACTGGTCTGTTTTTAACTTTATAACTTAACATAACACCAAGCTCAGTTGTATATTGCTGTTCAATACACCATTTTTTAAATGTATAAAAACTTTTAACAATAAGATTAGCTTGTTTATGAGTACAACTAGCTTTCTTTATATCTAAAAAGAATTGATCCATAACTGGAACTGTTATCTCATTAAGTAATAAGTCTTTTGGAAAGTATGGATTAATCCAATTTTTCCAAAAACTAAAGTAATGACTAACACTCTTCAATCTCATTCCAGATTGTGGATGTTCAGCCATTGCAATTTTATCTAAAGCAAAGTCTTTATATGTATTGACTATTGTTTTTTGAGATAAAGCAGCTTGAGCTTTAATGCTATTCTTTTGCAGCTCTACTTTCTTATGGTTTACTTCAGATACTTTTTTAGATTTAAAGACTTGCTTATACTTGCCAGTCTGTTTGTCTTTAACTTGTAAAACATGATAACCATGTCTTTCAGTTATTTTGGTGTGTACCATTATCATCTCCTATTTTTTTAGTTTGCGGAGATAGATATGCAAATGGTTTAAGTAAAAAACGACCATACATAAAAAGTGTTACCAGGTAACAGTCTGGAAACATTTTTATTGGATAGTTGTTTTGATGTTGTGATTTTCCTATGTTTAAACCAGCATAAGAACTGGTGCTAATATTAACTAATAGCGGTTGCATTATTTGCATAATCATCTCTTGATTGAGAAATTATGCGATTAGCAAACGGAAGTAAACAGTAAAAAAGACAAGTAAATAAAAGGATTATTATTGTTTTGGAAACAACAAGGTAACATTTTTTATTTATATTTTAGAATTGATTTGTTTTTTGGTAGGTAATTGTGAAGTGATGTTACCAGATATAGGAGTGCGTTTAGATTGAATATAATCCTCTAAACAATCCTCATCTGGAGGAAAGCCTGGAGTTTGCCATCGGCAAAACCTTTTATGTTCTGTTGTAACGACAAATGAGGTGGTGTATTTACCACAATAATCACACTTAACGTGTATTTCTACTTTTCGTTTTTTCATATATAAATGTTTTAAAAAAATATGGAAGGATGCGTGAGCTGGTTGAAACGAATGGTTTGCTAAATCATCATAGGAGGTAACTCCTATCGTGGGTTCGAATCCCACTCCTTCCGCCAAAATTAAATTTTAATCTAAACTTGAGATACTTATTATTTTTCCGTCTTTAACAACAGCCTTAACCTTGCTACATTTATAGTCAGCATTTGAGTTCCTGGTTGCATATCTTTTTTTAGCCAGGCAAGTTTTAAAGTCTGGCATTAATAAGTGTTCTTTCAACTCTGGAGGATTTCCAAGATATAACATAAGGCTAATAACTATTTCCATTTTTTCTTACTTTGTCTTTTAGTTTTTCAATATCATTTAAAGCTTTTGTTAGCTGTTCTTCAAGATGATCTAATTTAATTTGAGTATGAATGTTTTTATCTAAAGCTTCTTGTTGCTTATCTGTCTGTTTAAAAAGTTCCTCAAGCAACATAAAAATTTCTAAATTTTTTGGTGTTTGTTCAGCCTTCTTTAAAAGGTCTGAACTCATAAGCTGATCTTGAGTTTCTAAAGTTGTTATTCTGTTTTGAAGATTGCTTATAGCATAAACTGCTGAAATAATTATTGAAACTATAACAATAAAATTTGCAATAGGTATATTTAATCTAGTTTTATCTGATACAGATATTTGATCTTTCATCTATTCCTACCTCTTAAATAATGTTTGGAAGGTTCATAGTTCCATCGTTTACCAGGATGGCCTCTAAGAACTGCATACTTCATTCTCATTCTTACTATGATTTTAAGAATACTTCTCATCTGCCTCCGCCTTTATATCTAGTTTGTTTACGTTGTCTTTTTTCGGATTTGTTTTGTGATTTTTTGTGTTTACCTAATTTTGGAGGCTTATCTCTGACTACAAAGTCTTTGAATTTACGAGCCATTACTTCTTAAAGATATTAGAAACTTTAATACCAAAAGAAGCTGCTACAATAGCACCAAAGATATAAAATATTTCACTAGGCATAGCTGAGAGAACTTTAGCCCAGTTCATAAATCTTTCAGTTTCTCCAATTAAAGGAAGAGAAAGTATAACTAAAAACCAAATTAAAATTATTTCATCCTTAAAACTTCCGCCAGATTGTTTAATTTTTTCTATTTGAATTTCTTTAGCAGCATCTATTTCTAGATTTCTTACTACTTCTTTTTTTTTAATATGATGCTTTAATGCACCAATAGAATTTTCAATTAATGTTTTTCCAAGTAAATTAAATAGCATTAGTACAACCAACAGTTAGGTCGATGAGCTACTTCATCGGATGTTAAAATATCTATGTGAATAAAAGTCTTAGCAATACCAAGACCACTTACTTTGTTAGCAAAATAATCAATTAATTTTTTACGGTGCTGAGAGTTTGAAACATGAATATCAACAGCTTTTGAGGTTGTATGTGGTCCTGTTTCACCAGTTGATGATACATTGTTGTTATGCTCTGGACATCTATAAGCAGATGTTATTTGTAATGGACCTATGACATTACGAGCCTGTTGCAATAAATCTAATAAGTCAGAATGAATATCTACTGATCCACAACAACTACATTTAAATTCATCTAAACTAAAGTTTTTCCACTCTTCCTTCCAGTCTGACTGTTCTCTTATGTAAGTTGACATATATATTTTTAACTCCTAATTTTTTTTGTATTTGTGATTGAGGTCTTTTTTTGTGTCTGCTTGTCCTATCGGATTTCGCATCGTAAAAGGTAACTTTGCCAGTTTCCTTATTAACAGTAATAATATCTATTGGACCTTGACCTTGTAAGTTTTCAAAAACTAAATGGTCATCATCCAACAGTTTCAGTATTGCCTCTAAATGAGCAGCAATACCTTTGTTGTAATATTTCACTTATAATTAATAAATCCTATGACAGCAGCAAATACAGATCCTAAAAACACTAAAACCGATACAATGCCTTTTCCTTTAGAAACACTATCTGAAAGTGTATCTACTTTTTTTTCTAATCGTTGAATTGATAATAGTAAATTATTCATTCGTTCAGCGCATAACTTTTCATGCGAAGATAATCTTATACCTACACTTTGTTGAGCAAGTGAAGTTGAAGATTTTTTTTTTGACATAACTACCTTGCGTTATTTGGTACACCATTAGAATTTACAAATGGTGATTCTGCGAAAGCCATGAAGATGTATGAAACAGCTTGATTAAATTCTCCAGCGTTATCTCTTAATTTAAATCCATTAGATAAAAAATCTGCACTTGTAGATGAATCTTCTGCATCAGCTAAATTAGGAAAAAGTCTATCATCAACAACATTAGCACCAGAAGATGATCTTTTATTATCAAGAATACACCAATTTCTTGCAGTGCTACTTGATGTTTTTTTTGTCATAACAAAAGCTGGTTTAAATCCTGTATAAACAAATGTTCCATCAGCATTTCCATTTCCTGTGTAGCTTCCAAATTTTGAGTAGC